GAAGAAATGCTAAAGGGGAATGTTGAAGCATATCAAAATTATCAGAAAGATGCCGCGGAACGTGGTTCTCAATTCTCGCAACAAATGGCTAATTGGGACCGCTTAGCTCAAATTTATTCTGAGTATCAACCCGCCAGAGCTGATAAAGCTAAAACTGAACTTTGGTCTTGGGCACAAAGTATGGGCCTTCCTGTGACACAAGATCAAGTTGTTGGAGCCAACAACTTTGACGAAGCTATGAAGCTTGTCACAGACCAAGCTGTTAAAGAGCTGAGGGAGTCTAAGCTGGTTCGCGCTCCCGCTTCCTCTATGAAGTCGATCAATTTGACCATTCCTACACCGACCACAAACCCCGGTGCAGTTTACAATTTGATTGGCAATGCAAAAGCTGCGCTCCAGTATTCTTTGGACAAGGATAAAAACTTCTACGATGAAGTGCCCAAAGGCGCAAACCCAAGCCAGTGGCAAACATTGTATGAGCAAAATCATCCCCATGCCTATGAAAAGACACTGGCAAGTTCATTTAATACCATGCCAGAGATAAAAGGCGTTCCTCCTGATGTCATTAAGAGGAATTACACCCTTTATGGCCAGTATGGGTATAAAATACCGGGTTCAACAGAAGCTCAAACTGAATCTACGCCTCCCGTTTCAGCCTCAGAAGGTCAGGAAAGCGTCTCAAAAAGTGGCAAGCCAATAGTGTTTAGGAATGGTAATTGGGAGTATAAATAATGCCTAATCCTTCTGACGCTGTGGCATCAAATATAGTTCCAGTTGATGACTTGCCTGTTGCGAGCAAATTAGTTCCTCAATCTGATTTGCCGTCAACTTCTGGCCCAACTGTTGCTGTAGGGGCAGGTCAAAGACAGTTTGAAAATGACAAGAAGATTTTAGCTGATGCGGCTGGTGTTGTTCCCGACGATATTAAAGCAGCTACTTATTCAGGTTTAAACGCTCTTTTGTTAAATGCCCCCACCCCTGTGGTGGCAGCGTATACCGCTTATAAAGAGAACCGCCCATTTGCTGATACTTTTAAAGAGCAAAAGGAGTATGAGGATGCACTTGCCCGTCAATACCCTAAAGCTTCGATGGCAGGTACGGCTGCTGGCTTGGGAGCTGGCATGCTGGTCGGCACTGGTGAGATTGGCGCTGCTACTGAAGCGGCTGGCGCGGCGGCTAGAGCTGCTACCGCTTCTAGACTTGGTGAGGGACTATTATCAGGAGCTGCGGGAAAAGCTGCGGAATTAGGCACTGCTGGTGCAACAGCTGCTGGAATGAGTGGTGCTGCTGGATATTTAGGCTCTATGGACCCCAACCAAGCATTGAAAGACGCTGCACTGGGATTTGGGTTAGGTGCTGCCGGTCAGGCTGTGCTACCTTCCATTGCCAACTATTTTACCAAAAACCCTAATGTTTTAGATGAGTCTGGTAATTTAACCAAAGAAGCAAGCGATGCTGTCAGCTCAGCGTTTAAAGGCAAATTGTCTGATGATGACATAAATGCTTTTAAAGATAAAATTGCTGCCAATATGGCTCGTTCTGGTCTAACAGACGCGGCTGCCAAACAGGCCCTTTTGGAATCACAGGGTATTACTCCGACACGCAGTATGGTGACAGGCGTCAAACCTCCAGCTTCAGTTGCTGACATTGACCAGAAAGCAACGCAAGAAGCACAGGATTTATTATCTCAGAAAGCTCAGGCATTAGCTGGACAAGCGCCATCAAGCACTGATCTTGGTGAGGCTTTGCATCAGGCAGAACGCGATGCGCATTTGCTTGCCCAAACCCAGTATGAAAAAACTTTCTCAAATACTGGGAATTTTGATGCCGGTATCTACAAAACAGTATTACCAACTGTGCAAAAACAATTACGTCAAGATAAAATTCCTAATTTATCACAGGGAGATATTTACAATCAATCACAAGCAGCGATGGATTATCTTGAAAAAGGTATTGCTGCTGGGAATATGCCTTATCCGTATGAGCCCAACAATATGCGCAATATAGAGCAAGTTCGCCAACAACTTAATTCTTATTGGGCTCAAGCAAAAGGCAAAGATCGTATTGCTATGAACAGCATTATTGATGGTTATGACAATACCATTGTCAATGCTGTCAACAATGACATGTTTTCGGGCAATGGCCGACAGCTCTTAGATGACATGCAACAAGCTCGTGATCTCTGGAGTGCCTACAAGACCAAGTTCTATTCTCCTTACGGCGCAGGTGCTACTAATTTTAATCAAGCTGTCAAAAGTTTGGCCGATCAAGCCACTGGGAAAATAGGTGAAGATTTATCATCCGGTGCTGCTGCTACTGCTACAGCTACGCTTAATAGCGGTCTTGCTAACCCTAAATTGGGCGCTGCGGTGTATGACCGTTTACAAAATGCTTTTGGCAAAGGCTCAGATCAAATGGGTCTTGTCAATCAACAAATCAGGTCAAATGTCCTAAATACTGCTGGCGATCTAACTAAATTACCAGATTCCATTGATGATTTTCTGACACGCAATCCTGATCTGGCTAATCGTGTATTTACGCCTGATGAAATGTCACAGATGCGCCGCCTGTCGCAGTCAATCAAAGTAATTAATCAAGCTCCCGTTCCCGAGTCCAAGAAGTCATCTATGATTATGGATGCGGTTAAAGAAGTTGGCAGCGGTTTGGCTGGTTTAATTACATGGAATTTGCATGGCGGTTTAGTCGGTGGCGCTACATATCTTGGGACCAGAACTTTAAGTGGGGCTGCAACATTAGCTAACACATGGTATGATAGATATTTAGAGCGTGCGGGCGCACCTTCATTGACACGCGCCCCTTCTGCATTGCAGGTATTTGACACAGCTCCAAATACTGCGGTGCCGATTAAAAACGTAACAGCTCTTCAATCACCTCAAGAGGAGCCATTTTACGGGCCTCCTACATCTTTGCCCCCAATGCGCCAAACACGCAAAACTGGTGGCAGAGTGGCTAATAAAATTACAACTGCTGTTGAACGTGCTAAAAAGCAGGTTAACGGCTCTACAGAACAATTGCTAAGCGCAGACGATAATCATGTCGCTCGTGCCTTAGAGATCGCTAACCAACGGATTGAGGGTTAACCATGCCATCCACATTTACGCCCAATAAATATCTTGAGCAACCACCGAACGGCGCGGATGTTAACACATGGAACGTGCCCGTTAACACGAACTCATCCAATATCGACCAAGCTTTTGGTGGCATTACGCTTTTAAATGCCACTTCTGGTTCGGCTACTCTGACCACAACACAATATCTGTCGCTGGTTCTTGACGTCACTGGCTCCATTACTGCTGATGTGACATACACCATTCCATCGGGCGTTGGTGGGCAATGGATTGTCTATAACGGCACCAGTGGCGGCCACAACGTGATTATAGCTTATGCTGGCGGCGGCCCTACTGTTACCGTACCAAATGGAACGCGAACAGTTGTGTTCTCTGACACAAACTTGTCACCTGCCACATACGGCATCTACAACGCGATTAACGTCAATAACATCGTTGGCAACCTCACCGTTTCTGGTAATGTTTATACGCCAGATGTGGTTTTGAACTCATCTGGAAGTGTTACAGCCGACGGCAGTTATATTTATCTCCGTGGAAATGCCATTGCCTTCCAAAATAACTCTGCGACAACATTGGGGGTAATTGACTCAAGCGGTAATTTCACAGCTATTGGCAATGTGACTGCATATTCAGACGCTAACCTGAAGACCGATGTTGTAACTATTGCTGGGGCATTGGGCCTTGTCAATAAAATGCGTGGCGTAAAATATACTCGCATTGACAGCGGCAAAGAAGGCGTTGGTGTCATTGCCCAAGAAATGCAAGAAGTGGTGCCAGAGGTTGTTCACGAATCCCATGGTTCATTGTCAGTGGCATACGGCAATCTGGTAGGGATATTGATCGAAGCTATCAAAGAGCTTTCAGCTAAAGTGGATGCTTTGGAGAATAAATAATGACCCTCCCGCTGACTGGCGCAATCAGTATGGCCAATTTGAATACCGAGTTTGGTAATCCTGCTGGCACAACTATCAGTCTAAATAATGCTTTGACCCGCAATGTGGCTGCGGCAGGGAATACTGGCATCCAAACTTCATCGAATACTTACATTAATTTAGGTGTATTGCGTGGCCATGCTTATGGCGTTTACCAAGCCACAGGCTATGTCACTAACGTCAATGTCACCAGTTATATGGCATCAAGCGGTCATTACGCAACGGGATTGACTTATGGTGTCATCAACATTAGCGGCGTTGTTGGGTCAAGCAATACAGGCTCTTACGCAATGATTATCCAAGGAGCAACTGGGGATTCATTTAACCTACAGAACTCTGGATATATTGTCGGAGCCGGTGGATACGGTGGTGCTGGTGGCGGCACAGGACAGGGAGGTTTTGGGGGTGGAGGTGGTGGTCCAGCACTTCTGATACAGGGACAGGCACCATTTTTGACCATCCAGAACAGCAACACCATTGGCTCTGGAGGCTCAGGCGGTGGTGGCGGTTCTGCTGGTTATGGCGGTCAACAACAAAAGCCTCAACCTTCAGCTGGCGGCGGCGGTGGCGGTGGTGCTGGGTATTATGTTGGATCGGGCGGCAATGCTGGACAAGCATTTTGGCCAGCGCAAGCCGGACAAAGTGGCACACTGACGTCTGGTGGTGCTGGTGGTTCAGGAATATATGGCTCACAATCTGGTGCCAGTGGCTCCTCACTTGGGCAATCTGGCGCTTATGGGACAGGCAATGCCATAACAGGAACAGCCTATGTACAAGGAGGCATCGGAGGGAATATATTAGGTCCGACTTCATAATAGGGGGATATATGGAGTATTTTACTGATGTTCTCAATCATGAGAACTATGAATATGTCGTCAATAAAACGCTGCATGGCGATGGCTGGCGATTTATGGGATTTAGTAACCAACAAGACCCATTTAAATTTTGGTTTTTAGACCTATCTGGTGACCCATTTTTTGCCGATCAATTTCTTCCTGTCATAGAAAATTTATCAGGAAAAAAATTTGAGTTAAAACGGGTTTACGCCAACGGACAAACCTATGGTCTGCCTGGTTCGGTCCATCGTGACATAGAAACAGATTACGCTCCTGAGCTGTATTACACCTTCGTGTATTACGTTAACCCAGTATGGGACGTCAGTTGGGGTGGGAATACCGTCTTTATCAATGAAAACGGATCGGTCGATAATGTCCTGCCACTGAGAAATACAGGCATGTTATTTAGAAGTGATATTCTACACTATGGGTCCGAACCAACCCGCCACTGTCCTGAACTTCGCGTAACCGTAGCTTTTAAGCTGAAAGAACTGATCTAATGGACATCCACAGCATCATAGAGCCGTTTCCCCATGTCATCATTACAGATTTTTACGATGATAACGAGCTGCGGCTCATTTGGCAGGAATTAGACTTCCTGACATACGCTAAGAAGCTCAATCCCCCATCCAGAACTGGGCAGCCTGACAATATGATGAAGCAGAATAAGGGGTTGTTTCTGGACGATATTTATTCCGACCGTAGGTTTTCTAATATCCTGCAAGTCAATCGCAAGTTATTCACCCTACCAATCATGAAAGCATACGCTGACACGCATTACCTGAACGAGAATGTGTTTAACTGCAATTCAGATCACACGCTTATCAGCTATTACGAGAGCAGCGACTATTATAAAGCGCACTCTGACTTGGCTGTTGTCACTGCTGTCACATATTTCTTTAGGGAACCGAAGATGTTTGAGGGGGGTAATATCTCTTTCCCCCAGTTTAACACGACGGTTGAAATAAAAAACAACATGACAATTATATTCCCGTCTATACTAAAGCATGAGGTGTCAGCAATTAAGATGTCACCTGAAGCTGGTAAGTTTAACGGTTATGGCAGATATTGCATGAGCCAGTTTTTATCAATTAAATAATCACTTATAAATCTCAACAATGAGGTTATAAATAAACGCTATGACCCATATAATGGCAAGCCATATACAGAAGTTAACTATCCAATCAAAAATATAGCTCATTTTATTCTTCCATAAGTGATGTTTGTTTCTGCCCGAACTTCATTGTTTTTCCAGCACCAGATTTCTCCGCTCTTCTGGAAAACAACCCAAACCAAATCATGCTCTGGACCATAATCTATTAGAAAATGAGCCAGACCTTTGCCCTTTGGTGTTTCAATCGGTAGTGGTGGGTTTAGTTGTATCATCGGTCTTCAGCCTAAATGGTCTCAATGCAGATTGTGGAACGAAATAAGCTAGATTGTATCCTCCGTAGCGGGAAGCATATTCTTCTTTTACGCCTTCATGACCATAGCACCAGCCGCGGATATAGAAATCTGGCCCTACTCCTGTGACAAGGACATAGACGTGGTTGGGGTTATCGTTGTCACGAATAATAAGATCATAAGAGTGTTTTGATCTTGTACGAACTTGGATTTTTTCGCCGATGTCAGCCCTCTTAAATGTATTGACTGACATATCCCAGTAGCGATCTATTGCCTTTGCAACAGCTATTTCGCCAAGCGCACCTTCAACTTGGACACCGCAACCAAATTGATCGTCTGGTATGCCATTACTTGGTTTATGGTTGCGTTTCCAAGACTCATAACGGCGGATGATGCCTACATTAGAACCAGCGAGCATTTCCGCTAAAGATAGCGTGACAATGACACAGTTAGATTTTTGCACTACGGACATGGCGGCTTCTCTTTTCTGATGGTATGTAGCAAATCTGAGCATGGTGTTGGCAGTATGATCGGCCCTCAAGAGGAGTCTGTCCGCAGAATATAAGCTGGTCAAATTTGCCTTCGTTCAGAGCATACTTGCATGTTTTGTTGGTAAGGTCGAAGAACTTGATGCCTTTTAAGTTTACATCTCGTTCTATCTTTTGCAAAGCTAACCTTTGGATGTCAGCTTTCAGTTTAATCATTCGTATGTTTAAAGCTTTCTTATCGTTCCTGAGCCGCTCTTTTTCTAGCCTTATTGCCTCATCTTGTATGCGGGCAAATCTCTTCTCTTCTACCTTATAATCAATAAACCCTTTCTGGCGCAAACGCATTAGTTTGCCCATAATAGCACCACGGGTTTTTTGAAGAATGACGGCTATCTGTTGTCCAGAGTAACCCTGTTTCCATAAACCTATTAGCTTTTTTTCGTAAGGTGATAATTCTGTCATGTCATGTTTCCTGTATGGTGGGGAGATGGCGGGTTGCCCCGCCACCCTTATGTTCGCATACGGCTGGCTAACCGGATGTATTTCTTCTTGTAGCGTTCTGCCTTTTTACGCAGATGCTTATTCCAACCCAATGGACCGGCGACATGGCATGCTGACAACTGGTTCGGAGTCATGTGACCATTGTTAGACTGCACACAAATCTGCATGTGCTTGATGCCAGCGTCAATCCCGTAGGAGCAATCGCGTTTAATACGGCTGTAGTCATAACCCATTGCGGATGCCGATTTTGGCATGACTTGGAACACACCAGCGGCATGTCCCAAATGTGTCTTTGGGCCGATTGCAAAGCAATTGAAATTAGATTCAAGCTTGGCAATCTTTAGGGCAGGATTGACATATTCTGACCCCATGTTCTCTCTGACACGATCTGCAATGATTTTTTTGACTGCGTTCTGTTCGTTGGATACTGTTGCACCGAATAACGAAAAGCCACGTCCTTCGATTTTTTCTGGAGCTTTTAGCCCCTGTGACCAGTATTCTTTGTCCTTACGAAAGAAGTCAGCCGCACTGTCTTCTTCGGCTAGTGTTAAACTAGAATGGAGGTTTAGGGTCACCATTGAAGCTGTTACTAGCACTGCTAGAAGTTTCTTCATTCACGATCTCCTTTTTAACTGGGGCAAACCGCTTTGCCATGGCGGCTATGTCATCCTCTACTATGGTTTGAGTTGAAAACTGCGCTCCTGCAAACTGAGCAGCAAAAGCCAAGTAGTTTATCGCATCTACATAGTTGTCGTCTAGTGCCCGAGCTTCCTGAAGCCGTCCCATCTTAACGCAATGTAAAATCATTGCGACATCATAAGGGGTTATGTCCTTATTTATCATAATGCTTGACAATTGCGCAGCCCGATCAAAGCATGTCTCAATAGGGCCGTAAAGGTTGCCTCTTTGATTGAGTGTGCTGGCGGCGGTAGTCAGTATATTGATATGGTTCGTCATAGTTAAACTCTCTTTCGTATTCGACAAATTCTTGAACTTTTCCGATAATTGACGTGTTTATGATTGTGCTGCCTCTATCTTCCCATTTTATTTCTCCATTTGGTAATTCTCTGCGGTAGTATTGCTGTGCCATAATGAAATCATTGTCATTCAGCACATCTTTAAAGCTTTCTAGTGAGTCGCAATTATAATCTAATGTGATCTGGTGGACCAATAGACCTTTTACGCTCGCCATATTCAGTGTCAGTAAAAACCTCATTTTCCCCTCATTTTTCCCTTAACACAACTGTTCCATCCATCTTCCTTTTATATTTAGAATTTTTACTGCCAGCCATTGTGCCTTTAGGCCGTTTGGCTCCTATGTGCTTCTGGTGTATGCGCTTGACCTTTGCGATCAAAGGAACATCTACCGTCGCAGTATGCTTCCTATGGCAAGAACGATGAGCAACAAGCCAATTACTGTCATCATCCTTACCACCTGCTTCAAGAGGGATTTCATGTGATACGTCCCATTCTTGGCCCGGGGTTACTTTCATGTGACACATGTGACATACGCCACCATGCCTCATGAAAATATCGGCCCGCATTTTAGCTGTGATGCGAACCCGTTTCATTGTAACCTCAATTAAATGTTTTTTGTTTGATTTCCTGTTTAGCAGCGGCAATGGTGCCAGATCGGACCATGTCAAGAGCCATTTTCATAGCTTCTTCTGGCATATTAGATTCCGCAAAAGAAGCGGCCAATGCCAAAGAAACAGATAAAAGAATTTGATAATTTGGCCTTCCTTCAAACATATCTAATGTTTTTTGTGAAGATTTGATTATATGTATGACGTCCTCTGGACTTGTTTCTCCGATCATTTTTCTAAAAGCATCTTTATTCATAGTTTCATCTCCGCTCGTTTTGTTGCTTCATGAGATTGCCATTCATGAAATCTCATTCTGATGTATTCAAGTTTAACTTTCAACAATGTAGCTTTTTCTCTAGCCTCCACCATCTTTGTCACAAAATCACGCCATTCATCAGAAGCTTTGACGTTCATCTCAGCCCTACTAACTGGCATGTCTCCTTGGTCGAGCATCATTCGTGACAAGACGCTGGATTTAGTCTCTTCCAGCAAAGAAGCCGCAGCATCAGCGTCAACCCAAGCCTTGGCGACTATGCGGTATTGTTCTGACAGTGGCATATCTTCGCTGGTCATATTTACCTCTTAAAAGGGCATTGTATCATCTAATTCTGGAATCGTACCAGCCCCATCATGCTGAGGAGGACGCGGCTGCTTTTCTTTAAATGAAAAGCTAAACCAATCATTACCGTTTTTGTCCTGTTTAATCCAGACATTAATCCAGTATTCTTTATTATCGACCATTCCTGAACCTGTCAGATTTGCGGGCCTATCACCCCGTGGGCTGCGGTTCTTAAATACCGATCCAGAGTTATTCCTAATTTCGTAAGCCATTTTATCCTCTTAAGTTTAGATTTGTCATGATGTCGTCTACTAACCCTAAAAATGTTTTCACTTCACTTTCAAGATCAGCAATCATTTTATCGTCACGTTGTACGCGAATGATATATAGTTTTAGGTGGTCAGGTACCCGTGGATCGTATGACACAAAATCACACCACTTGCGGCCTGTGACAGCCATTTGCCATTGCATCTGGATGTTATATTTGCTCGGCACTTCATTGCAGAGCATTGTATCAACATGGGTTGTGGTAGTAGGGCATTTGATTTCGACTAAACCATCGTCATCAATCATGCCGTCTGGACTTGCCCCAGCCATGTCAATGGTTGGGTGGGGAATAAACCCGACCTCCTTAACCAAATTCCCAGTCTTTGCCTCATAGGCAGAGCGGGCCTCTGGCTCGGTATTTATCCCCCACACCATTGCAGCGTTCTGAAAGCTATCCCCCTGTTTGCCTGTCAGACGCTCGCAAACTAATTGCTTAAGATAAGTCTCACGACTGGATGAGTAACCACTCTTTGTCCGTGCGACCACATCAGCTACTCGGGAAGCTGTGACTTTCCCAAGCCGATCATTGAACCACTCTTCTGTGCGCTGATACATGTTATTCCTCCGTCTTTGTTTTAACGGATTCGGAAACCTTCTTAAGATCAGAAATTGCTTCTGGACTTAAGAGACTGCGCTTAGCTGGTGCTAAATTCTTATACCAATCACGCAGAGCTTCTGGACCATTGCCCGCTGCGGCCAATCCTTCTTCAATGACAGGAGCAGATTTCTTAGGGTCAATTGCTTTAGCGGCTGGCTGTGCGCTGTTATTAGTAGCAGCGTTGCCATCATCATCCTCTGCGGCAAGAGCGAGCATTGCCATCAGACCATAGCGGCGGGCATAGGTAATCGCCGAACCATAGCCATGTGCGTCGTTCTTAGTGACGGGGATTTGCAGCGTCTCAGAGATATACTCGCCTGTTTTATGGACGAGCATAGTTTCGACCTCTACCCCACCGCTGGCAGCAGTTCTGGCAAACTGCATGACGGCAAGATCATTGACCGCCAATGGCTCCCGAATAACAGCACGAACCGATGCAAGATCGGCATACTTGGATTTAAAAACTGGATTGAGGCCAGTTTTGCTGGCGTCATCTATCTGGCCTTGGGCTTTCGCTAAAGCAGTAGTCAGTTCCGTTATATTCTCAGACATTCTCATAGTTCTTCTCCGTTCCCGTATTAGGGTGAGTCCTTATCGCATCCCCAATCTAAAATGTCAATAGGTCAGTTGACAAGTTAAATTATGGGGGTATAAGAACAGCATGAGATTAGATCAAAACCCCACTCTTCTGGCTGTATTCAAGCACTTTGGCAGTGCCGCTAACTTGGCTCGGCAATTGGGTGTGACACGGGCTGCTGTGTCAGCGTGGAAGAAAATCCCCCTCAAGCACGTTCCGTTTATTGTTAAGCATACTGGCATTAAGCGTGAGAAGCTAAGGCCCGACATCTATGCTTAAACTCACCCTACCATTCCCGCCATCGGTAAATCGTCTCTGGCGGGCTGGTAAGGCTGGGAATGTCTATCGCTCAAAACAGTATGTAACGTGGCGCAATGAAGCATTAGCAAGTCTCTTGACCCAAAAACGGGCAGAGAGGTTTAATTGTCCATACAAACTAACCGTTTGGGCTGTTAAGCCAGACAAGCGTAAGCGTGACATTGGCAATTTGGAGAAGTCTGTCAGCGACATACTCGTGTCAGCTGGCATAATTGAAGACGATCACCTTTGCCATTGGATTGAACTGAAATGGGTTGACGATGGGCCACCATGCACAGTGATATTGGAGAAAATAAATGGGGAAGAGAAGTGACTTTAAGCGCAAGAAGCATGACTTTTACCCGACGCCTATAGACGCTGTCGTTCCTTTACTTCAGCATCTCGACCCAAACTTAAGATTTTGTGAGCCATGCGCTGGCGATGGGGCGCTGATTAAGCACTTGGAAAGGGCTGGTCATCGGTGCGTTTCAGCCTATGACATTGCCCCCCAACGTGATGACATAAAACCACTGGATGCCAGCTGGCTAAAAGAGGAAGACGTCAAAGATGCAGATGTCATCATCACGAACCCGCCATGGGACAGGACCCCCATGCATCAGATCATTAGCCGCTGCATGATCTTGCGACCCACATGGATGTTGTTTGACGCTGATTGGATGCACACCCGCCAGTCAACTACCTATCTAGAGTTTTGCCATGCCATAGTATCAATAGGGCGTGTCAAATGGATAGCCAAGTCAGACTCGACCGGCAAAGATAACTGCTGCTGGTATCTGTTTGATGGTCGCTTCCCTACCAATGGAAAACCTATATTTTACGGAAGGTAACATGAAAGTATCTATAGAAGATCAGATTGAAGTTATTGAGCAATCCATCGCAAATTGCCAAGCAACGATTGATACGCTTAACCGCCTTCGCAAGCAGTCAGATGACACGGAAAGAGTCTCAGAAGAGATTTCTAAGCGCATGAATCTACTGCCCAAGCTGCGTGCAATTATGACAACCTTACAGTGGATCAAGAAAAATAGAGATTTGATCTACAGCTTAAAAACCAAAAGCAGTTGACAACTGGCATTAAGTCAGTTTAATCTGCCATTCTGTCATTATGGGGGACCAATGCAAGAACACGATAAACTGTATTTGCTTCTTGAAAAACTCAACAAGCCACGTCAGGAGGTAGCCGATTTCCTTGGCATAAACGAGAGGACTTTGTACCGCTGGCTGGCAGGGGATACCCGTATTCCCAAGTTTGCCTTTAAGGCGCTTCAGTTGCTTTCTTCAGGCAAATAGGCTACGTTTGAAAAAAAGAGAAGCCCCGTAGGTGGTCGCCTACAGAGCTTCTAAAATCCAATCGCATGGGCAGTTGTATTGGACCTATGTGCCATATAGCACATCTGTGTCTAATTGCAAGCGCCTGTGCAATAAACAGGTGAAGCATGTCTATTACATCACAAATTTGGGCAGTTAGACAGAATATCCCGCCTCAGCCAAAGCTAATTTTGCTTTTGATGGCCTACTATTCCAACACAACAGGTAATTGTAGCCTCTCAGACGACCGCCTGATGGCCGACTCTGGTATGTCAGCTACGGAGGTAGCCGACACCATCAGATGGCTGGAGGACGGCGATCTAATAGCTTCTGATCGCAAGATGGGGGTGTTGGGTAGGTGGACTGGCCGTTATCATCTCAACAAACATCTTGACTATAACGCAGTTCTTAGCTTAACAATAGGCCGATATAATATATATAATATAAACAATATAGGGAGTAATAATAAAAACTGGAAATATAGGGCACTAGACTAACAGATTCTACAACAGAGGTAATATAGCCCTACCATGGTTAGGAAGGTTTATATAATACTCAATCTTAAACAATAGTACTCTATATAGGCCAAGCTATGCAATTACGAGACTACCAAAACTCAGCAATAGAAAACCTTAGACTAGCTTTGTCGTCAGGCTCTAAGCGACCCGTTGTGCAAGCCCCCACAGGCGCTGGTAAAACCATCATAGCAGCTGCTCTTATCGACATGGCTCGGAAAAAGGGCAAAAAAGTGCTGTTTTGTGTGCCAGCTCTGTCACTGATCGACCAAACGGTTGAGCGTTTCCACCAGAATGGGATAACCGACGTTGGTGTCATACAGGCTGCGCACGAGCTAACCGACCACACAATGCCAGTCCAAGTATGCTCAGTTCAAACCTTGGCTCGGCGAATCATTCCCAAAGCCGATCTGGTCATCATTGACGAAGCCCACCTTATGTTCAAGCTTTACGATAGGTGGATGAACGATGCCGATTGGAAGTCTGTCCCATTCATAGGTCTTACAGCTACACCATGGCAAAAAGGAATGGGTAAAGAAGGACGGTGGGATAAGCTTATCATTGGCACGACAACTGAGCATCTTATCAAAACTGGTAACCTGTCAGATTTTAAGGTTTATGCTCCTGCCCATCCCGATCTGACTGGTGTCAAGACTTTGCTCGGTGATTACGAGCTTAAAGGTTTGGCTCAAGCTATGGACGACGGCAATCTGGTTGCTGACATCGTGTCAACTTGGCTTGATAAGGGCGAGAACCGACCGACGATTTGCTTCGCTGTCAATCGTGTCCATGCCAAGCATATTGAAAAACAGTTCCTAAAGCATGGCGTTACAGCCGAATACATGGACGCTTACACCAAAATACCAGACCGAAATGAGAT